TTACGGCATCAGCACCGCACGACGCGCATCACCGAGGATGTCAACGCCGTTGAGCACGAATTTCTGGGTGCGCACGTCGATGTCGATCACCGGTACGCCGTTTTCCAGGCGGTTGTAGGTGCGGCAGGACAGCTCCAGGTTGGTCTTGGGTTTTTCGCCCATTTTCACGGCGGTTTCTTCAAGAGATTTCAGCTTGCCGCCGACCGTGTGATAGGTGAACCAAGTGTTGCCGTCCTGATCCTGACCGGCTTCACGCACGTTCAGCAGTATGTCGTCGCCCAGCTTCACGCCCAGTGCGAGCATGACTTCGGCACCCAGGCCCTGCAGGGTCAGCTTGGCGTTGAGCGCTTTGCCACCCTTGGCCATTTCTTCGACGATGAAACGGCCGCCACGCATTTCTTCCACGTCGAATTCGATCTTCGGTGGCGTGAATTCCTCAACGGTCGCCGACAACGGCAGGCCTTGCAGGGTGGCCGCGATGGCCTGTCTTACGCGGTTGGTAAACATTAGAGAACGTCCTCCAGGAACTGCTCGATGATTTCATCGCGGGCGTTGAGTTGATAAACCATGTGTTCGTTCGGCGCGTAGCGGCCGTAGTCGATGACCACGTACCAGGTGCCGTTCTTGTACTTCTCGACGCTGTTGAGTTCCGGGTGCAGGTACACGCTGCCGCCAGGAATGGTTTCGTCGGCGACCAGGGTCTGCAGCCAGTCGTTGATGCGCTTGACCTCCTGATCCATGAACGACTTGGTCAGGTTCTTGGCCATGGCTTTCTGGCCGGCCTTGACCAGCTTGCGGCTGATCGCGTCTTCGAGGCCGACGTAGCTGATGAACTTGCCGGTGATCGAGCGGTTACCCAGCAGCGAGAAGCCGCCGAGCACGGTGCGGGCGTAGTAGCTGACGCCGTAACGGTTGAGCAGATCGCCTTCGGTGGAGGTGTCGAGGATGTTGTATTCAACGACGCGGGACACGTCTTCGGCGTAGGTCACCTGGTTGCCCGGGCTTTCCCACTGCTTGACCTTGGCCAGCGCGGCAATCGCCAGGCTGGACGGTGCTAGGAACACATTTTTCTTCGCCGCTTTCGAGTACACGGCCGGCATGTTGTGCACCACCAGGCAACGGTCGAAACCGAGATCGGCGCCGCCCAGTTCCTGGCTGTAAGTCACTTGATCAGCGACCGACGCGTCCTTGCCATCCAGCACCACACGGGCCTTGATGCGCTTGCCGAACGAGGCGAACTCGCTGGCTACCGCTTTGGTGCCGGTGAAGCCCGGCGCGCCGATGATGGTCAGGTCTTCCGGGACACTGCCCAGTGCGGCCAGACCGAGCTTGCGGCCGGTGGTTGGATCGACACCGCCGATCACTGCGTTGACGGTGTCGGCCGGGGTCGCGCCCGCCTCGACGATCACCACGTACACCGGCACCTTGACCACTTTGAGAATCTGGTAAACCGCGTGGTACAGCGTGCCCTCTTCGGCACCGGTCGGATCGAGCAACGCGTGAGTGGTGAAGCTGTTGATGCGGAACGGGGCGTTACGCGGGATCAGCGGATCGGCTTTCGGCGCGGTGCCGACCAGACCGATGACGTTGTCACCCAGGCCACCCATGGCCTCGGGGGATTCGGTGGCATTGACGGTAATGCCGTTGTGCTCGAAGTTCAAAACCTCAGCCATGGTTAGTCAGCCTTCTTGGCAGCGGCCTTTTTGGCCTGGGTGGTAGGTGTTTTCAGTTCCAGTCGACCGGCGCTGTGCAGCGCACTGGCCTCGACGTCGAGCAGATCCAGGTCTTGACCGACGCTCGACCAGTGCCCACCGCCGGTGGGGAATGGAACGAGCACGGTGTAGGTTTGGCGGGTTGCCATTTTTCGTTTCTCCATAAACGGGAAAGCCCCTCGTGGGGAGGGGCTTTGGCGGGTGTTGACATGTTTTTTGCCGGGAAAGAAAACGCCCCGGGGTGCGGGGCGTTTACTGAGGCTGTGCAGCGATCCAGGAGGGCACGACCGGACGCGATTCTGGCGATGGAAAAGCTGCCGATTGGGGCCAGTCGCGCAAGTTGCGAATGTAGATCAACAGTTCACTAAACTGCTCAGTTGTCAGCGATGCTGTCTGGTTCAGATCGAGTTGGTCGCGATGACGTTCGCGCAACCAAAGAACACTATTGATCTGTTTGTCTCGCCAACTGCGTTCCTGCTTTGCTCTCTCCTTTGAAGTCAATTCCGGCGGATCAATCAAGATCGGCAGTCCGTTTTCATCCTGACTTCGGACTTTTCCGAACTCGGGATTGGCAAAGACTTCCTGATAGAGGGCATCACTGATTTGAATTACGTCATCCGGCATCACCGAATGCACACGGTCCAAATAAGTGCAGTCTGTTGATTTGATGTAATAACGCATTTTAGTTACCTATGGCCAGATAGCGGAGGTTCGTCGTCGCCACGTTACTCCAAGCGGTGAAGCCGGTCGTTACTGGACTTACACCCAAAGGATGAGCCCCCCCACCCCCATCAGTAGCTATCATTTGAAAGACGTTGTTACGGAAGGCAATTGGGAAAGTGAAGTTTGCGGATGTCCCCGGCATGTTCGCCAACCCCCATTGCAGCATCAAGCCACCGAGCCACGAGGGGAAAATGATGTATCCATTGGTGGCGAGGCTGATCTCGAATCCGAGGCGCAGTTTTTTTGGCGATACAATGACTGTATCGTCGGTTCCTGCGTTGGTTTGATTCTGGGTAGCGACTTTCGCTGTGCCTTGGTTGGTTTCAGTGGCCTGTTGCGACAGAACGGCCAGAGCCGCGATATCGATGCCTCCCTGATTGACCGCTGCGTTCCAGGCCTTGATGCACCACATGACGGCGAGGTTGCGGGGGCGGGTTTCAGTTCCGCCAGTGTTCACCGTATTCTGGGCGTTCACCATCTGCATAGTGGAACCGCTATCTACCGTGGAAAGAAATGCACCCACTGAGATACTCGCTGCCGCACCATTAATATTGCCTGCCTGCCAATTACCTGCGGGATCAAAGGTCGCAGCAGTGCCATCAAAATAGCGGTGGTTGTGCGCAGCAAATGCCTCTGCTTGAGTCGTGCCGACACCCCTTCCAGCATCCACACCACGCCCATGGTCCCAGCCACGCAGGAACTCACCGCGCGACTCCGGCAAGCGGAAGTTACCCGCCCCCTCGTTACCCTTGTTGTAAGTGGTACCAAGAAAAGCCGCTAGATCCGGATAAGTCGCAATGCTCTGCACACTGCCATCCAGTTCCAGATAACCGGGAGCGACGATGCCTGTCGGGAATGCCAGAACAGCGCCCACCGGAACGGCGGATTTGAGCCGTTCGACTTCCTTCGCCAAGGCCGCTACATCGATGGTTCCCTGATTGACCGGAGCGTTCCAGGCTTTGATGCACCACATGACGGCGATGTTGCGTGGGCGTGCCTCCGCCCCACCCGATGCCTTTGTTACAACATCGTCCGTATTGTTGTACTGCTGGAGATAGTTCCGCCTGACGTCGCCGGCCATGAAAATATCGGCGATAACGTCGTAGGTCGTCCCGTGAATATGGGATTTGTTGTCGTCCGCCTGCCAACTACCAAGACCACGTCCAGCATCCACCCCACGCCCATGATCCCAACCGCGCAGGAACTCACCACGCGCCTCAGGCAAGCGGAAATTCCCAACCCCTTCATCACCCTTATTGAACTTGCCGCCCAGATAAGCGCTCAAGTCCGGATACGTCGCACTGCTCTTGACGCTGTTATCCAGCTCCAGAAAACCTGGCGGCGAGGCTTCAACCGGAAACGCCACAATCGAACCCACGGGCAATGCCGATGCCTTGGCGATCAGCGCTTCAACTTCAGCCTTGGTGTAGGAATCCTTGATGCCAAAACCGGCCAGCGTTTCAGGATTGGCACCCGCAGTCGCCCGGCCATATTCATCAACCGTCAGACTCTTGTAAGTCCCGGCAGCAATCCCGGTACGCCCGGCGAGCATCTTGAAGGTCAGCGCGGTGGTGCCAAGGGTGATCGGCGCATTGGTGGTCAGGTGCCACAGCGAGTCGCCGTTCGCCGTGCCCTCCTCCACCATCACCGTCAGCCCCGGCGTCACCTTGGCGCTGCTATTGGCATCGCTCGCCCGCCCCCAGTCTCCGTTGGCAACAATCCACAGGCCGTTGTCCTTGGCCAGCGTCTGGTTCGCAACAAGCACGCGGTCGCCAGCAATCACTGCGACACCGTCAATTTGCTGCGCGCCGTTCAACACGATATTGGTGCTTGCGGCGACACGCACCGACTGCTTGCCATCGAGTTTTCCGAGTTCTTCGGCGAGGTAACTCATTACCCAAGCGCGGGTGGCTTTGACCACGGTGTCGTCGATCAGCAACGTCACCAACGACGCATTGCTGGTCTCGAAAATCGAGCGAATGTAGAACTCTTTACCCGAGCCCGACGTCGCCAACACCGGCTTGAACGACTCCGGATATTTGACGATGGCGTAGAGAATGCCGGTGTCGGTCCAAAGCCCCGCTTCACGCACGTACCAGCCGCCGACGTCCGGGGGGATGGTGACTTCGGCGAGCAGCCAGCTCGGATTCTTCTCGTCCTGGAACAGCGCGTTGAGCGGACCGCGCCAGACTTCGCGCTTCAGCGCGGTAGCCGTCGCGGCCGGGTTGTAGACCGCGCCGCCGCCGTCGCCGACGGAAATCTGCGTCAGCTTGATCGGCAGGCCCGCAGCCTTGCACGCCGTTTCGTAGGCAATCCCTGCGTTGGTGAGCAGGGTGTAATAGTCAGCCATTCAGGCCCCCTGAGGATAAATAGTGGATGTTTCGACGGTGTACATGCCGGCAGCCAGGAACGCCTCTCCCGAGGTTTCGAGCCCTTCGATGAACACCGGATAAACCGTGGTCAGCTCACCGCAAAAGGTCGCAGCGGCAATGGAATGACTGCCGAACGCGCTCAAGCCAACTGTCACCGAAAGAATGTCCCGTTCGCTCTTGGCATCGGCCAGACGCCGGTCGAGACGGGTGTCGATTTCTGCGCTGTAAGGCTGCTCGCTGAAGGCGCGTACGCTGAAGCTGTAAGGCACGCCGGGCGGCGTCTGTTCGTACCAGGCGCGGACTTCGGGGCGCAGTTGCAAACCCTTGGCCGCGTTCTCCAGCGCCTTGCGGGTGCCGGCCTGGCGTGCGGTGGGCCAGGCCAGTTCGACGGTCAGGCGCTTCTCAGTTTCCGGTGCGCTGGTGCTCCATTCGGCGACACCGCGATCCGCTGCCAGATACGGCAGGAATGCGACCGGTGTTTCGTTCGGATTCATCAGTTCGGGGAACGGCGGCGCGATGCGATCAAGCAGTGCGCCGAAGCCCAGATCCAGTCCACGTTCGAGTGCCGAGCTGTTGGCCGGCAGCAACGTCGGGCGATGCGTTGGCTCACTCATAGCGTCAGCACCTCGACCTCGACCGCCGTGCAGTACGGCGCCTCGAAGGCGCTGGTGATGATCGGCGCCAGCGGCTCAAGAATCTGCAGTTGCACGGCGCCGGCGCTGTGCAGTGTGTAGTCGATCCAGCTCGGATCGACCCGCCCTTCGAGGCGATGGCAACTGTCGGCGTAGGCTTGCAATTGCTGTTGTGCGGCGACTTTGGTCAGGCCCGAGTCGGGGCCGGAATTGATCTTCGCCACCACGCGAATCTTGTAGCGGTGAATGTCAGCTGCCTTGACCGTGACCAGGTCGGTTTCCGGTCGCACATCAGGGCGGGCGAAGTGCTGACGCACGCCATCAAGCAGGGCTTGCGACGGTGTCCCATCTCCCTCCCGAGCGAGCACCGTGACCTGCACTTCGCCCGGTGCGGTGCGGCGACCGTTGCCGTCCTTGACCTGTGCGGCGAGGCCGTCCGGGTTGAAGGTGTAGGTGACATTCACCACACCTCCATCCGTCGATTCGACCTTCACCGTTGGCCGTTCACCGAGGGTGAATACCTCGCGGCGATACTGCATCCGCGAGCCCGCAGCCGGGGCATGTGGCGCCAGGTAATAACGCAACCGGGCGTCGTCGTCGCTTTCATAAATCGGTGGTATTGGCGGGAAGGCTGCCGGGTCGCCCGCGTCGAGCAACTGCCTTTCAAGGCCCATGTCCGCCAGCCGTGCATCGAGGTTGCTGCCAGTGGCCCACCACGCCAGCATCTGCTTGATGCGGGCGTTGTATTTGCGTTCGTGAGTTTGCAGACGCACGCAGAAAGCTTCAAGCGCCAGGGTCAGCAATTCGCTTTCGTTATCGAGGCTGGTCTTGAGTTTCGCTGCGCTGTCCGGCGCTCGAGCGCCGACGTATTCAACGACGAAGGTCTTGAACTCGGCGAGCAAGTCTTCGAAAGCGTCGACAGTGATCAGCGCCGGTTCGGCCAATTGATTCTGGCCGGGGATCAACATGCTCATGTCACGACCTCGAATGTCTGTTGACGGTTTTTCCAGGTGCCGGCGAAGCGCAGCAGCAGGCCCGCGCCCTGGCGGCTGGCGACGATCACGCTCGGCTGAAAATCGCTGATCCCGTTCTGCGCGTTGTAAAACGCCTGAGCCGCGTGGCTCTGCGCCAGAAGCAAAACGTCGTCACCGAGGTTCTGCCCCAGCAGCGTGGGGATCAGCGAGCCATAAAGGGGCCTTTTTTGCCGGGTGCCCAGCGGCGTGGTCAGGGCTCGTGTCGCGCGCTGCACAAACTGCAGCCAGTCGTCGACCGTGGCCCCGGAGTCTCTATCGATTCCGATCATGGGAAGCTCTTGATTCAGGGGCTGATGACGCGGCCCTGGTGATCCACCAACGGGCCGCTGAAGTGCACGCCCGAGGCGTCGATGCTCAGGCCGACGCCGCCCAGTTGCAGGCTGATCAGCTGCGGCGTCATCGTCAGTTGCGCCGGGCCGATGCTCAGTGCAAGCGATTCGCGAGAACCGGTGAAAGCCGCCGGGCCGTTCTGCCAGTGCAGAATGTGTGTGGCGTCGTCGTAACCGCTTTCAGTGCCGTCGGCATAAACGCGGCGCGTCAGCGTCGGTACCGTCGCCGTCGGCGGAAATCGGTCACTGTTGAGGCCGAACAACGCCACGCTCTGCGCGCCGCTTTCACCGCTGCCGTAGTTGAGCAACAGACACTGCTCGCCCACGCTGGGAATCCGCGATTCGCTCTGCGCTCCGGCGCTCGGGTTGAAGAACTTGATGGCTGGTGTCAGCAGTCCTCCGTGGCTGACATGGCAAGTGTTGCTTGCCGCATCGACTGCCTGACAGATGCCGATGCGACAGAAACTCTCGGCTCGGCGGTGCAGATCGTCGATCTCCGCTTCCATCTCCGCCAGCCGCTCGATGATCGGCCCCAGTTGCATGCGCAGTACTGCGTCGAACATCGGTCAGGCCTCCAGCGCGGTGTATTGGTCGGGGTCGTCGATGTTGCTGACTTCCCAGGTACGGGCGAATTTCGGCGTACCGAGCGGGTCGTCGAGCAAGGTCGGGCCGAGGTAGAGAGTCTGAGTGAAGGTCAGGGTCCACGCCTTGTATTGCTGCTCGGCGCGTGTGAGCACTGACGGCAAACCATCAATGTTCATCGGCAAATCGCATTGATCGCCGGGCAGGTTCCAACGGTTGTCGGTGATCAGATTTTTCAGCACCGCGATCAGATCGCACGCGGCAAATGCACTCGCAGAAAGTGCCGGAATGACTTGCAGCGATACGGTCATGACGTGGGCGATACGTCCGTCGGCGCCACGCACTCCGGGCGCATTACGGTCGAAGTCAATCAATGCCCAGGTCTGAGCGCCGGGTGCTGTGAAGTCGTCGTGATTGCCAACCTGCAGATTCAGGCCGGCGCTGTTGCGCAGGGTTGTCGCCATCGCCGTGAACAGCTGCGAAGGCTGCTGGATCGGTGCGGGCATGCATGACCTCCTTTTCAATTGTCCACGCGCAGCCCCGCCGCATCAGTTGCAGCGAGGCAGGAAAGTGTTGAGTTACTGGGGATCGCGCGGCGGGGGAACTTCGCAGACGCCGATGCGCTTGGCGGCCCAGCGTTCGTACAGACCGATGGCCACGTCGGCACCGGCCATGGCGGTCAGGCAACCGAAGGCACCAGCGGCCCAGATGGATAATCCGGCGGCATACAGCAGCATGATCGCCGAGACGCCGCAGATCATGCAGGCGCCGGAGCGCAGCGCCAGACGCCGTAGCAATGACCAGCCACGAGCGCCTTCCTTGTCGGCGCGCCACATTTCGCCGGACACCCCGCCCACCACGGCGAGGAGGATGACCAGCCAGATCGGCATGTCCGCCAACGCTTGTTGCTCGTGTGTCATGTCACGCCTCCTGGTTTCAGTTGATGAGTGATGTGTGTTGGGTTCAAGCGATGTCTCTTCAGGTAGGCATTCCAAAAAGCCCGGTGGTGAGACCGGGCTTTTCAGTAATGCGCCCTAAAAGCGATTGCGTTGTTGCATTCGTATCAGAACGGCGCGACTGGCCAATTAATGACTGACGGGTAGCCAGGCTGTTTTTTTACTTCGCTGACAGCAACGAAATATTGCTTGTAAGCCAACAATGCCGTCTCATCATCAGAAGTCGCGGCGCCAATATCTTTTTTGTATTGCAGCGGATTGAACGTCAGCCAGTGAATCGCCGCATCAAACCGCTCGCTCATCCGCGCATTGGCAAGTACGACATAATCCTCATAAGTCGGCTCGGCAAAAACCCACTGGAATGTCTGGAACTGCGCCAGCCAACCCGCTTGAACAATCGTGTCTTGTGGCACGTCAATCCAGTAAGCAGGTCCACCAGGCAACGAAGGAAAGTCTTCAGCATCCACCACCTGGAGGACGACTTTGAAGTTCAGTTGGTAAACCGGCTCGATAAGTACGTAACGATTCATTTCATTTTCCCTATGGTTAATTTTTTTCAGTCGCGATTCCGCGGTTCTGCATACCGATCAGCGGGGAACGATGTCGGGCAGGCATTCCAAAAAGCCCGGCAATCCGCCGGGCTTTTCAGTAATGCGCTCCTTCGCCTTCCTTCAAATCCTGTATTCGAGAAGGAAGCTGACTTTTCGGCGCTACTGGCGCGGTACGAGTCCGTTCAAATTGTTTTTCCGACCGCGGTCCCTGCCCGCCGGATAACTGCTTCTGGTGCTTTACGCTGCACACCCGGGTCAGTTGCCAACCCTCTGAACCGTTGAGGCCGGTTCATCGCTGCCTGTTCTTGTGGAACTAAAGAGCTGTTGTTGCCAGCCGCTTTGTCGAGCGGCTTGGTGGCAAGAATATGCATGGATGCATATACAGTCAATGCATAAATGCATTTATTTATGCGCGAGAAATGCGCAGATGCATGAAAGCCACGTTGTACGAGGGTTTGAGGTTTTTGCGCAGACGAAAAAAAACCCGCCGATGGCGGGTTTTATCTGACTGGATTGCGGTTAACGGGCGTACATGCCCCACCAGAAGACGTGACCGAGGATGACGATCTGCTCGTCCTGCATATCCTGGAAGCTGTAGTCCTCGTCTGGATGCTCATCGCGATTGAAGCTGCGCAGACGGATGCCGGTCGGCAGGCGGTAAAGCTGCTTCACGCGCAACTGACCGTTGTGATTGATCGCGTACAGGTCGCCATCGATGATGTCGCCGATGCCACACTTGCCCGCATTCACACCGACGGTGGCGCCGTCACGCAACACCGGCAACATGCTGTTGCCGCGCACTGTCACGCATTTGGCCTGGTCGAACTGCACACCGTTATGGCGCAGGCTGCGCTTGCCGAAGCGCAGGCTAGAGCGTTCGCTCTCTTCGATGACGAATCTTCCTGATCCAGCAGCCAATTCAACCTCGCGAAGAAAGGGCACCGACACCTCGTCGTCATCGACAGGGGTATCGTCGTCCCACAGGCTTATGTCCTTGAGTTCCGCATGCACGTCATCGCGCGCGCCACCGGTCGCGGTCGCCACATCGGCGCGGCCACGCAATTGATCAGTGCTCACATTGAAGTATTCGGCGATCTTCGAGATGTGTTTATCCGAAGGATCGACGATCTTCCCGCTGAGAATCCGCGAGAGCGTTGATTGAGGCACGCCGGTGCGACGGTGGAGCTCCGTGGGGGAGATCCCGTGCTGGTCGAGCAGTGCTCTTAAGACGGAGGATACGTTGCGTTTTTGCATAACGCGCATAGTGCTTGAAGTTTTTTCCGAAGACAAATGCTGATTTGCATAAATCGTGCATATATCACAATTAAACGCAGAAAGTGCCAGCAGGCCGTCATGCCTGCGTCGAGCCGACCGCCCATGGTAACCTTGCGCCCATCGCGGAAAAGCCCGGCGGTTGCCCTCGCTTTTGCCCTACATCATTTAACGAGTTACCTGACAATCCGATGAATAAAGCCGTCTCCGACCTGTCCTCCCACACCCCGATGATGCAGCAATACTGGCGCCTGAAGAATCAGCACCCGGATCAGCTGATGTTCTATCGCATGGGCGACTTCTACGAGATCTTCTATGAAGACGCGAAGAAGGCTGCCAAGTTGCTCGACATCACCCTGACCGCGCGCGGTCAGTCGGCGGGCCAGGCGATTCCGATGTGCGGGATTCCCTACCACGCGGCGGAAGGTTACCTGGCGAAACTGGTCAAGCTCGGCGAGTCGGTGGTGATCTGCGAGCAGGTCGGCGACCCCGCCACCAGCAAGGGCCCGGTGGAACGTCAGGTTGTGCGGATCATCACCCCGGGTACGGTCAGCGATGAAGCGCTGCTTGATGAGCGTCGCGACAACCTGATTGCGGCGGTGCTGGGCGACGAGCGCCTGTTCGGTCTGGCCGTCCTGGACATCACCAGCGGCAACTTCACCGTGCTGGAGATCAAGGGCTGGGAAAATCTGCTGGCGGAACTGGAACGGGTCAACCCGGTGGAACTGCTGATCCCGGACGACTGGCCAAAAGACCTGCCGGCGGAAAAACGCCGTGGCGTGCGTCGTCGCGCGCCGTGGGATTTCGAGCGCGATTCGGCGTTGAAAAGTCTCTGCCAGCAGTTTTCCACGCAAGACCTGAAAGGCTTCGGTTGCGAAGCCCTGACCCTGGCCATCGGCGCCGCCGGTTGCCTGCTGGCGTATGCCAAGGAAACCCAGCGCACCGCCCTGCCCCATCTGCGCAGCCTGCGTCATGAGCGTCTGGACGACACCGTGGTGCTCGACGGCGCGAGCCGCCGCAACCTGGAACTCGATACCAACCTGGCGGGCGGGCGCGACAACACGTTGCAATCGGTGGTCGATCGTTGCCAGACCGCGATGGGCAGCCGCCTGCTGACTCGTTGGCTGAACCGTCCACTGCGCGATTTGACCGTGCTGCTGGCGCGGCAGACCTCGATCACTTGTCTGCTCGATGGCTATCGTTTCGAAAAGCTGCAGCCGCAGCTCAAGGAAATCGGCGACATCGAGCGGATTCTGGCGCGGATCGGCCTGCGCAACGCGCGCCCCCGTGACCTCGCTCGTCTGCGCGATGCCCTCGGTGCCCTGCCGCAACTGCAAGTGGCGATGACCGACCTGGAAGCGCCGCACCTGCAGCGCCTGGCAGCCACCACCAGCACCTACCCGGAACTGGCGGCGCTGCTGGAAAAAGCCATCATCGACAACCCGCCCGCGGTAATCCGCGACGGCGGCGTATTGAAAACCGGTTACGACAGCGAACTCGACGAGCTGCAATCGTTGAGCGAGAACGCCGGCCAATTCCTGATCGACCTCGAAGCCCGGGAAAAGGCCCGCACCGGCCTGGCCAACCTGAAAGTCGGCTACAACCGCATTCACGGCTACTTCATCGAATTGCCGAGCAAGCAGGCGGAATCGGCTCCGGCAGACTACATCCGTCGCCAGACACTCAAGGGCGCCGAGCGTTTCATCACGCCGGAGCTGAAAGCATTCGAAGACAAGGCGCTGTCGGCCAAGAGCCGTGCCTTGGCCCGCGAGAAAATGCTCTACGAGGCGCTGCTGGAAGATCTGATCAGCCAGTTGCCGCCGTTGCAGGACACCGCTGCTGCACTGGCCGAGCTGGACGTGCTGAGCAACCTTGCCGAGCGTGCGCTGAACCTTGACCTGAACTGCCCGCGTTTCGTCAGCGAGCCGTGCATGCGTATCACCCAGGGGCGTCACCCGGTGGTTGAGCAGGTGCTGACCACGCCGTTTGTGGCCAACGACCTGAGCCTGGATGACAACACCCGGATGTTGGTGATCACCGGGCCGAACATGGGCGGTAAATCCACCTACATGCGCCAAACCGCATTGATCGTGCTGCTGGCGCATATCGGCAGCTTCGTCCCGGCGGCCAGTTGCGAGTTGTCGCTGGTGGACCGGATCTTCACCCGGATCGGCTCCAGCGACGACCTGGCCGGCGGCCGCTCGACCTTCATGGTCGAGATGAGCGAAACCGCCAACATTCTGCACAACGCCACCGAACGCAGTCTGGTGCTGATGGACGAGGTCGGTCGCGGTACCAGCACCTTCGACGGTCTGTCGCTGGCATGGGCCGCTGCCGAGCGCCTGGCACATCTGCGCGCCTATACTTTATTTGCCACACACTATTTCGAACTGACCGTGTTGCCGGAAGCCGAGCCGCTGGTGGCCAACGTGCACCTCAACGCGACCGAGCACAACGAGCGCATCGTGTTCCTGCACCACGTCTTGCCGGGACCTGCCAGCCAAAGCTACGGCCTGGCCGTGGCGCAACTGGCCGGTGTACCGAGCGAAGTGATCGCGCGCGCCCGTGAGCATCTGAGCCGGCTGGAAGACACCGCATTGCCGCACGAAGCGCCCAAGCCTGCCATCAAAGGCAAACCGGCGACCCCGCAGCAAAGCGACATGTTTGCCAGCCTGCCGCATCCGGTGCTGGACGAATTGGCGAAAGTGGATCTCGATGACCTTACCCCGCGTCGAGCACTCGAATTGTTATATGCACTTAAGAACCGGATCTAA